TATCTAAAAAAGTAAAAGGCAAGTCAACTAATGTACTGTTTAACTTAGGTTTGGCTGATTCGGTTGACAAAACAGCTCAAAATATAGTAAAATTGTATGAGGCCGAAAGTATGGGAGAAATAGCCAAAAGCACAGAAATATATGTAGACATGGATGGTGTCTTGGCTGATTTCTTTAATGCTTGGGGCAAATTAATGGGCGTTAAGAATTGGTGGGACATTAATAAAGAATTTGATATAGAAGATGCCCTTCAAAAGATACGTGACACAGACGACTTTTGGTTGAGTTTGCCATTAACTAAAAATGCTAAAAATCTACTTTCGCTAATTAAACAAGTCAAAGGAGAATATCATATATTAAGTTCTCCTCTAGCAAACGATCCTAATTCCGAACCACATAAAAGAGAATGGATTAAAAAGAATCTCAGCTTCTTTATGCCAAAAGATGTTATTATAACACACGATAAGGCAAAGTACGCTACACAATCAGATGGCACTCCTAACATACTAATTGACGACTACGGCGTTAATATTGCCAAATGGGACGCTGCTGGTGGTATAGGCTTTAAACATAAAGATCACAAGTTTGAAAGAACAGCAAAAGCAATAAAACAGCATATGCAGGAAGGCAATTTACTTGCTAATCCAAAAAATACATTTTTAACAAAATCAGACACAGCATATGACTTCCTAAAATTAGGTACAAATATGGCTAATTTAAAATCTATGCCTGCTGGGTCTAACGTTGACGAACCAGACATTATGGTTGCTCCGTATGCCGGTGCTAAAGAAATGAAATACCTTATGAAACAATTAAAACGCATAGGATATGACGTTCAAGATGCTAGTGGTTATAAAGATGCTCATTACGACGACAAGCCAACTGGAGGCAATCCGCCCCCTCAAATAAAAAATAAAGGAAAACTTGGAAAAATTAAACTAGATAAGTTGCGCACAGTGCAACGTGATAGAGATTTTGGAAAATTACACAAACAGTTAAGCAGAGTATACAACGGTAACTACAGTCCTTTAACTATAGACCCTAAAGGACGTATTGTAAATGGTCATCACAGATATGATGCATTAAGATTAATGGGCGAAGAATATGCAGTAGTAAGAATGTTAGATAGCTCATTAGAAGAAACTTATGCTGATCGTATGAAGAAGAAAACACAAGACCAATTGGCTGCTCACGACAAAGCAATGATTAAGTCAGCTCGCAAGTCTATTAAAAAATACGAAAAAGACAAAGAAGATAAAGAACAAAAAGATGAAAACTTTGCTGACGGTAAGAAAAAAGGCAAAAGCAGACCGGGGCGTGTAAAACGTGCAGGTGCTAGTTGCAAAGGTTCAGTTACAAGTTTAAGAAAACGTGCTAAAAATTCATCAGGCGAACGTGCTAAAATGTATCACTGGTGCGCGAACATGAAAGGTGGCAAGAAAAAATGACCTACGCTGAAAAAATATCAGACGTAACTGCTATGTTTATGACTAAGTTTTTCCGCTTTTTTGCTGATGTGTTTTTTAGAAAAAGATATGGACATAGAGCAGTTGTATTAGAAACAATCGCAGGTGTGCCCGGTATGGTTGCAGGTATGTGGCTACACTTAAAAAGTTTACGCCAAATGAAAACAGGCTATGGTCCTATTATACGTGAACTATTAGCAGAAGCAGAAAATGAAAGAATGCATTTGATGTTTTTTATAGAAATAGCACAGCCAAATTTATTTGAAAGATTGTTAGTTTTATTTGCTCAAGCAGTGTTTTGGGTGTTTTACTTTGTGATGTATATCTTATTTCCTCGAACAGCACACAAGATGGTAGCATATTTTGAAGAAGAAGCAGTGCGTAGTTACACTAATTATTTAGAAATGATCAAAAACAATCAACTACCTAATCCGCCTGCTCCGCAATTAGCAATAGATTATTACGGTATGCAAAAGAGTGCAAAACTGTCAGATATGATTAAATATGTAAGAGCAGATGAAGAACATCACAGTAGAGTAAACCACAGGATGGCAGAATTATGAGAATTAGAGATATAACAGAATCAAAAACAAAGTTAAATGAAGCAGTTTGGTTTATACCATTAATTGTTGCTGCTACAAGAGTTGGCGGCGGAATGCTAATAAAGCAGATGGCTAAGAAAGGAGCTCAAGAAGTTGCTAAAAAAGGCGCTGCGCAAGCAACAAAACAGGCTGCTAAAAAAACAGCACAGGCTGCTGCTAAGGCTCCTAAAGCAGTCAAAGACATAGGAGTTGGAATAGGTGTAGGTAGTGGCGGAATGGCAGCATATGAAGTTGCTAGCATCCTCGGTGATGCATATGATACGTTAAAAGAAGTATTTAGTGATATAGAACTTGCTGATATTGCTAAAGTAGTAAAAGATTATGGTATTCCAGCTCTTGCTGTAGTGGGATTGTTATACGGTGGCTATAAAGTTTATGATTATCTTTCTGATACAGAAGATGAAGAACCAGCAAAAGAAGCAAAACTACCTAGGCAACTTAAAGATCCTAGCAAAGAAGTAATGGTTAGCAAAAACGGCAAAACTATTGTTATAGATAAAGATAAAGAAAAAGACTATCTTGACAAAGGTTGGGGCCTAGCAGAAGCAGCAACACCAGGAGCAACATCAGCAGGAGCCATTGCTAGTATAGCAAGTGTTCCAGGTGCTAAAAGAAAGGTTGCGAAAAAAGGCAAATACGGTGCTCCAGAAGCGCCTCAGATTAAAAATCCAGATGGCACAGCAAAAAACGCTCTTGACGTAAATAAAAATATAATGGGCGGGAAGGCCATAAAGAGATAAATACAATATAACTTGGAGTTGATACTAATGAGAGAAAAAGAATTAAAAGAAGGTTTAGCTGATTTAGCAGACGTTGCTGAGCGTGATCACGAAGTTCAAATGGCAAGAGCTGAATTATATAAAATAGCAAAGTATTCTATCAAACTCCACGAAATGCTAAAAGGTGTTTCTGAATCAGCAGGCTTAGAAGGTTGGGTACAGTCAAAAATTACTAAAGCAGCAGATTATTTAGGATCTGTTTATCATCACTTAGATTACGATATGAAGTTTGGTGAGCAAGTAGAAGAAAGCAAAGGCGAAAAACCTGATTTCTTAGATCTCGACGGTGACGGGGACAAGAAAGAGCCTATGAAAAAGGCTGCAAAAGAAAAAGGTTCTAAGCCTCAGAAAGGCAAAGTTCCTCCGCAGTTTCAAAAGAAAGAATCATACAAAGTATCTATTGCTAATAAACTAGCTGAAACACTTAAAAATAAAATCTAGTCTCCTGTTGACACAATACACTAAATCATGTATAATAACATTTTAAATGTAAGGAGACCTTATGAGCGATAGAGTATATGGGCCTGAAGAAAAGGCTAAATTAGAAAGACTAGTAAACGAAGGAGTAACCGTCCTTCAAGAAGTAGAAGATTTACAAACTGGATTGCGAGAAACTGTAAAAGCGATTGCAGAAGAACTAGATGTCAAACCAGCACTAATCAACAAAGCAATCAAAATTGCTAAAAATGGTGACTGGGACAAAGTGTATTCAGACTTTGATGACTTAGAAACAATTATTACAACTGTCGGCAGAGATAAGTAGTTGTGGACCTAATAGCAATATTAGGTCTAGGTGCTGTTATGATGATTGCCCCGATTGGCATAGGCATAACTATAATCTATTCTGACAAGTATAGTAGACACGAGTAAATGAACCCACTAATACAAAAAATTCTAGACAAAGAAATAAATCGTCAAGAACACACCATTGAATTAATTGCTAGTGAAAACTTTGCTAGTCAAGCAGTAATGGATTTGTGTGGCTCGGTATTCACAAACAAATATGCAGAAGGTTATCCAGGTAAGCGGTACTACAACGGCTGCGAGCATATGGACGAAATTGAAACGCTGGCCATTCAAAAACTCAAAGACATATACGGTTGCGAGTTTGCTAATGTTCAACCACACTCGGGTGCTAATGCTAATACAGCAGTGTATCAAGCATTCCTCAAGCCAGGTGATAAGATACTAGGCATGGATCTAGCCAGCGGTGGACATCTATCACACGGTGCTCCTGTAAACATATCTGGTAAACTGTATGAAGCATACTCATATGGTGTTAATGAAGAAGGCTGGCTAGACTACGATGCTATTTACGGTCAAGCACAACGTAAACAGCCGCATATCCTAGTAGCAGGTGCTAGTGCTTACCCTCGACAGATTGATTGGAAAAATATGCGAAGCATTGCTGACAGTGTAGGTGCATTACTGTTAGTGGACATGGCGCACTACAGCGGTCTTATAGCAGGCGGTGTGTACGATAACCCTGTAGACTATGCAGACGTAGTAACCAGCACTACACACAAGACCTTACGCGGTCCTAGAGGCGGTATTATACTGTGGAACAACGAAGCATTTACCAAGAAGATCAACTCAGCAATCTTTCCAGGTACACAAGGCGGACCTTTGATGAACATCATTGCTGCCAAAGCACAGGCATTTATTGAAGCAGACAGTTCTTACTTTGACATATATGCTAGAGACGTAGTTCAAAATGCCAAAGCAATGTGTGATGTATTCCGTCAACGAAACATAATGGTGCAAACAGGTGGTACTGACAGTCACATTATTCTAATCAACCTAGCAGGCACAAGCATAAGCGGACGTGAAGCAGCCGATGCTCTAGAAGCACAAGGTATCACTGTAAACAAAAATGGTGTGCCAAATGATCCTAGAAACTTTTTAGAAACTTCGGGTATACGCATAGGTACTGCGGCAGAAACTACTAGGGGACATGATGAAACTTGGTTCCGTCAACTGGCACACAAGATAGCAGACATAATAGGAGAATGATGAAAATTCTCACGTTAGGCGACAGCAACGCCTCTAACTTATGGGGTAATGCGTGGCCTGTACATTTAGAAAAACATCTTAATTGTGAAGTAATTAACTTTGCTAGTCCTGGGGCAGGCAACGGTATGTTTATAGATAAACTTAACGGCGGCATACAGGAGCACCAACCAGATTATGTTGTAATACAGTTAACAGAAATGCATCGACTTACATTAGGTGAAAGAGCAAACGAAGGAAAAGATCAAGATCAAAGCTGCTTTAATGGTGTAGGATACTACACCTGGAATGTTAGAAACAATGCACAATATATATTCAACAATACTGGCATAAAAACAAATGCAGACGATTACATGATAAAAAATGTTCTTCTAAGTAAATGGATTGAAAATAATTTCTTCCAAGATATTTTAAAAATGCAATATATATGCGATTCATTTTCAGTTCCTTGTATTTTCTATTCTTGGTTTGATTGTATCGACGAAGTTATTATACAAGATTATAAATGGCTATTAGAAAAAATAACCTATATAAAAGGCACAGCAAAAGAATGGTTTGAAACAAATCAAATACAAAAGGAAGATGACCACGTGCATTATGGTACATATGCACATGAACAATTTGTAGTAAATTGGCTTATTCCTAAT